AATCAGAACTGGTTAGTAAATGAATACACAACTAAAGAAAAATCAGCATCCCAGATAGCACATGAGATTAATTGTAATTACAATACTGTTTTAAACTATTTGAGAAAATACAATACTTCAATAAGAAAATCTGTTAGTAGTTCTCGTTTTGAAGATTATCTTAAAGAGTTTTTAGAAGACAATGGTGTTACTCAAATTATAAGCAATGATAGAACAGTATTGGAGGGAAGAGAAATCGATTTATTAATGCCGAATATAAATTTAGGTATAGAATTCAATGGTATATATTTTCATTCAAGTAAAGATAAATTTTACCATCAGCAAAAAACTCTAGATGCTAAGAAAAAAAATATAGATCTAATACACATTACTGATTTTGATTATAAACACAAGGAAAAATTCATAAAAAATTTATTGATAGGAAGATTAGGAAAATTATCCAAGATATATGCAAGAGATACTTTATGCAAAGAAATTTCATCTTTGGAGGCAAGTAATTTTTTAATAGAAAATCACATTCAGGGGACAAGCAAGGCAAAAATTAAATTAGGTTTATTTTATAATAACGAATTGGTACAAGTTGCTACTTTTGGTCCTCCTAGGTTTAACAAAAATTATATTTGGGAATTAGTAAGACTTACTACCAAAATAGGACATACTGTTGTAGGTGGTTTTAGTAAGTTAATGAAAAATTTCACCAGTCAATACAAAGGAACAATTATAAGTTATGTGGATATGCAATATTTTACCGGAAAAGCTTATGAAAAAACAGGTTGGATTAATGTTGGAATAACCCAACCCGGATATCTTTGGATTAAAAATAATATCATTTATACCAGATATCAAACACAAAAACATAAATTAAAAAATATTCTACAAAACTATGATCCGAATCTTACAGAAGAAGAAAATATGAAAAATGCAGGTTTTTTAAAATACTGGAATGCCGGCAATTTAGTCTATACATTTAAAATATAAATATAGTGAAGGAGAATACATGGCATATACACCTAATATATCATTAATAGCTAATTCTTACAACACTACTTTACCTACTACATATAATTACCTTAGGCCAAACGGGTTTAGATTTGTAATAAAAGAAATGCCCCAAGTCGCCTATACTTGTCAGTCTGCTAATATACCATCTTTGCAAATAGGTAATGCTGTGATGCCGACTCCTTTTGTGGACATTCCTATTGTGGGTGATAAAATAAATTTTGGTGATCTTACTTTAAGATTTTTGATTCAAGAAGACATGTCTAACTATATAGAATTATCGGGTTGGATCATTGCCTTGGGATTTCCAAAAGAACATAAACAATTTACATCATTTATTCAAAAACGAGAAAATAGATTTCCTTATAATGTAGGAGGAAAAAGAACAGATGGAATGGCATACTCGGATGCAACTTTGTCCATTTTAGACTCGACAAACACACCTAAAACCGATATAATATTTTATGATTTGTTTCCCGTGTCATTAGAAGCACTAGATTATGATGTTACAACTACTGAAGTACCCTATATGGTGGGAATAGCATCATTTAAATACATGTATTTTGATATCAAACCCTTATAGATGAGGTAATTATGGTTGAAATTGATCCGACTCAAGATAATACAGTAACATTTCAAGAAGCAAAAGCACCAGAGGAAAATAACGAAGGCAAAATTACAATTAACGTAGATGATCTTCGAAAGAATAAATTCTTTATCGCTACCCCATGTTATGGAGGGCAGTTGACCGAACCTTATTTTCGTTCTGTAATTAAGTTAATGACATTTTTTAATCAACACCGCGTACCCTTGGCATTTGGAACTATAGCAAATGAATCCTTGGTCACTAGAGCCAGAAATGTTTTACTTGCATATTTTTTGGGATCGGATTATACCCATCTAATGTTTATTGATGCGGATATTGAATTCCAGGTAGAAGACGTATTAAAATTGTATGCCCATAACAGAGATGTTTGTGTTGGTGCGTATCCCAAGAAGGGGTTGAACTGGGATCGTATTCGTGATACAATTACTAATGATCCAGAAAAGGCAAAGAATAATACTGCTGCTCTTGGAGCAGACTATGCTGTGAATTTTAAGTTTCTTAATAAACAAGATAGAACAATTGCTGTTGATCGTGGTGTAGTAAAACTACATGATGCAGGTACAGGGTTTATGATGATTAAAAGAAATTCTATTTTAAAGTTGATCAAAGCATATCCCGAACTAAAGTATAATAATGATGTTCAATTAAATCAGGATTTGTCAGATCATTTTTACGCATTGTTCGATACCATGATTGATCCAGTTGATAGAAGATATCTATCAGAGGATTATACTTTTTGCCGTAGATGGCAGGATATAGGTGGTGATATCTGGCTTGATCCAACAATTAGTTTGAATCATTATGGTTCATTTTGTTTTGCAGGAAACCCAGCACAAATTATTCAATTTAGTAAATAATGAAACTTTCTGAACTACAACAAATGTGGTCAGAAGATTGTAAAATTGATGAAACAAATTTAGGTAAAGAATCAGCAAGAGTACCTTTATTGCATGCAAAGTATATTAATTTTCTTTCTTCTACCAAACTTAATTTAAGACAAGCTGAATCTGCTTATTATAACTGCAGAAGAAAAAAGTATAGATACTACAGAGGAGAAATGACTCGTGAAGAATTGGCCCATGAAGGTTGGAGCCAATGGCAAGGAACCAAACCATTAAAAAATGAAATAGATGAATTTCTACAAGGTGATCAAGATTTAATTATTTTACAAGATAAAGTAGAATATTTTAAGACAATTAACTATCAATTGGAACAAATTATTCGTTCCATAAATTCCAGAACATGGGATATTAAATCTTGTATAGAATACATGAAGTTAAGTAACGGCTTGATGTAATGGAAAATAATTTAAAGATATTGAAAAAAAATGAAGCACAACTTGTTGTAAAAACTACACCAAGTATTGCACAAGAGTTACATGAATATTTTTCCTTTGATGTACCTGGTGCCAAGTTTCATCCTCTATTTAGATCCAAGATTTGGGACGGAAAAACTAGATTATTTTCTCTTTTTACCAATGAAATCTATGTAGGATTGAAGACCTATATAGATCATTTTGCCAAAGAAAGAGATTATACTGTAGATGATTCAGAATATGTTTTTACAAAAGATCAGATTACTTTTGAGGAAGTAGAAAAATTTTGTAATGAACTAAATTTATATTCAAGAAAAGAAAAAATTGAAATAAGAGATTATCAAATAGAAGCAGTTTACAATGCAATAACTTCGGGCAGAATTCTTTTACTGAGTCCTACTGCTTCGGGTAAAAGTTTAATCATCTATTGTTTAATGAGATGGCATAGATCGTTTGGCAGACGACAACTTATACTGGTTCCCACCACTTCTCTAGTAGAGCAGTTATATAGTGATTTTATGGATTATGCTAATAATAACTGGGACGTAAATGAGAATTGTGTAAGAATATATGGAGGTTTTGAAAAGACTAATGAATTTAATGTGGTCATTAGCACATGGCAATCTATTTACAAACTACCTAAACAGTTTTTTGCAGAATTTAGAGTTATCTTTGGAGACGAAGCGCATTTATTTAAGGCAAAAAGTCTAACTGGAATTTTAAATAAATGTCTTTTGGCACCTTATCGAATTGGTACTACGGGAACATTGGATGGAAGCAAAACCCATAAGTTGATTTTGGAAGGTATCTTTGGCCCCGTCTACAAGGTAACAACAACCAAAAAATTAATGGATGATAATACTCTAGCAAGTTTAAAGATATATAATATCGTCCTAAAATATAATGACGAAATTAAAAAGAACACGAAGAACTTTACCTATCAAGAAGAAATAGATTTTATTGTACAATATGAAGCTAGAAATAGATATATTCGAAATCTTGCGATTACACAAAAGGGCAATACATTAGTATTATTTCAATTCGTGGAAAAACATGGTAAAATTCTTTATGATATGATAATGGAAAAAGTTGAGAATAGAAAAGTATTTTTTATTTTTGGGGGGACAGATACAGAACAACGAGAAAATGTTAGAGTATTGACAGAAGGTGAGGAAAATGCTATAATAGTGGCATCGGTAGGCGTATTCTCAACTGGAGTAAATATTCGTAATTTACACAATATCGTTTTTGCCTCACCTTCTAAATCGAGAATTAGAAATTTACAAAGTATAGGTCGAGGATTGAGAACCAGTGAAACTAAAAGAAAATGTAATTTATATGATATTGCCGATGATCTTTCTTGGAGAAAAAGAAAAAATTATACCTTATTACACATGATTGAAAGAATTAAGATTTATAATAGCGAACAATTCGATTATAAACTTATTACGGTAGATATCAAATGAACGAAACTAAATACTTCAAATTATTAAAACTAGTAACCGGTGAAGATATTATTTGTACTACTAATGAAAATTTAGAAAATATAATCCCAAATTCTGTTATTACTATTATGAATCCTGCTTTAGTACATTTGGTCAGATATCCTAGAGGAGCTAAGGTTTTTGAAAATTACGTAATTCAACCTTGGGTCAGATATGCTGTACAGGAAAAATATACTATAATGACTAATAATATTGTAGCAGTAACAGATTTAAATGATCCAACAATGAAATGTTATGTTAATTTTTTAAATGTGGAAAAATCTTCTACTGTTGATATAGATCGTTTGGACGATAACAAATTGGAGAATTTTTTAAAGGAACTTAGTTCAATTATAGGAGATGATGATGCCGAGGAAAAGTCGACGAAAAGAAACAGAAAAACTTTCCACTGAGGAAATACAAGTATCTTCACATTATGTGGATAATAAAAGATTCCTTGATGCGTTAGTTTTATATAGAAATAGTGTGGATACTGCGAAAGCTAATAATACAGTTTTACCTCAGGTACCCGATTACATAGGTGAATGTTTTATAAAAATTGCTACACATCTTTCGTATAAATCCAATTTTATAAATTATTCCTTTAAGGATGACATGATAAGCGATGGCATTGAAAATTGCCTTACTGCCGCTGCCAAGTTTGATCCGGAAAAATCATCTAATCCATTTGCTTACTACACGCAAATTATTTATTTTGCATTCATTAGACGTATTCAAAAAGAGAAAAAACTGTTGTCGACTAAGTATAAAATAATTGAATCAATGGATTTGGATAGTATTGTTACACAAGAACATGATAGTGGAAATTTTAATAATCAATTTTTAAACTATCTTAAGAAACAACTCGATTATATTGATGTAGAAAAAAGAATAATTCCTATAACTAAAAAGAATAAATTAGCAGAAGAAGAGCCCCTAAGAATTATAGACTCAGACTAATAGATACTATATAATAAAAATTTAGGATTTCGTTATGAATAAAATTAAGGTATCTGAACAGTTTTTATCAATACAGGCAGAGGGACGATACATGGGCGTCCCCTCAATCTTTCTTAGAACATTTGGTTGTAATTTTA